CAGAATCTTATTATGGAAAACCTTATCATTTTAGTCAACTTCATCATCGCATGAAATTGATTGCAGAACGTTGTGACTACATGATGATACTAACAAATGAAATGCAATTAGATCCAGTACTTCAAACTGCTTGGTCAAAGACAAAAAAACTTAATAAACCGGTTGTTATATTGGGCTAATATATTTATATTAAAGTTATAAAGGAAAAGAATGGAATTACCAAAGTTACAAAAGATTGATCCTAACAAACCTAAGAAAAAGAAAATCTTATTGTTAGCAGATGATTTCCGCTTACCATCAGGTATCGGAACAATCAGTAAAGAAATTATTTTTAATACAATTCATCACTATGATTGGGTTCAATTAGGTGCTGCACTAAATCATCCTGATGCTGGCAAAGCATATGATTTGTCCGAAGATGTTCGCAGAGAAACAGGAGTTGAAGATGCTTCAGTTAAATTAATTCCATATAATGGTTATGGCGATAGAAACATTTTGTTTGCATTGTTAAATCAAGAAAAACCAGATGCAATCTTTCACTTTACAGATCCTAGATATTGGACATGGTTGTATGCATTAGAACACGAAATTAAAACTACATATGCAACGCCGATTATCTATTATTCAATTTGGGATGATTTACCATATCCAATGTGGAACGCACCTTTTTATGCTAGTTGCGATTTAATCATGGGCATTAGTAAGCAATCTGATAATATCCACAGAGAAGTGCTTAAACAGAACGGATTTAAGGTTGTAGATTATGATGATGCTGAACAACTGATAACTGTCAATTCAGATGAAATCATTACTGGGTTTGTTCCTCACGGATTAAATCATAATACGTTTAAACCTTTAGACGCTAAAGATCCGGTGTTGGTTGATATGCACAGAAAAATCAAAACGGATAATGGGGTTGATTTTGTAGTATTTTGGAATAACCGAAATATTAGAAGAAAACAACCAGGAGATGTAATTTTAGCATTTAAACATTTTGTAGATGGATTACCGGAAGCTAAACGTCAAACAGTTGCATTATTAATGCACACACAAGTAGTTGATGGCAATGGAACAGATTTACGTGCAGTATGGAAAGCAATATGTCCTGATTACAAAGTATTATTTTCAGAAGCAAAATTAAATACGCCGGAATTAAATGCAATGTATAACGTTGCAGACGTTGTAGTCAATATTGGTTCAAATGAAGGTTGGGGACTTAGTTCAACGGAAGCAATCTTATCAGGAACGCCAATCATTAATAATGTTACCGGCGGATTACAAGATCAATGCGGCTTTGTAGATGAAAATGACGAATGGATTCGATTTGATAGAGAATTTGCAACAAATCATGATGGTAGATATAAATTACATGGCATATGGGCTAAACCGGTATTTCCAAGTAATAGAAGCCTACAAGGATCTCCGCAAACACCTTATATCTTCGATGACCGAGTACGATTTGAAGATGTTGCTGATGCAATTGCATATTGGTATGACACTCCAGAAACTCTTCGAATTCAAATGGGACAATCAGGAAGAGAATGGGCGTTAAAAAATGGATTAACTGCACAGCAAATGGGTCAGAAAATGATTTGGATGATTGATTATTTATTTGAATCAAAACAAGTAATTAGAAAGCGATACACATTAACACCAGTTATAGAAACAAAATACGAAAAAATAGGAATAGTATGAGAACAGCGGTTATATCATCACCAGTAGCAACACAATCTGGTTACGGACACCACGCACGAGAAGTAATTAAACAATTTATAGATAAACGAGGCGAAGAGTGGGACATTAAATTACTTTCAATGCCATGGGGACATACTCCATTTACATATCCTATTCCGTTTGATTGGCAAAGCAGATTTGTTCCGCTACCATTAACGGCACAGCCAGACATCTGGGTTCAAATTACAGTGCCAAATGAATTTCAACCTATAGGTAAATACAATATTGGCGTAACAGCTGGAACCGAAGGCGATGTTTGTCCATTAGAATGGATTGATAAGATTAATCAAATGCACGTAACAATTGTTCCTAGTGAATTTACTAAATCAGTATTTGAAACAACAGCCAAGAATACGGGTAAAATAATTACAACTCGTTTACAAGTGATTCCAGAATATTTCGATGATAAAGTTTATGACAATAAAAATGTAACCGTTAAAGTAGCCGGATTAGATGATATTAAAGAATCTGCAGCATTTTTAAGTGTCGGACATTGGTTGCAAGGCCAATTGGGGGAAGATCGTAAAAACATTGGAGGACTAGTACATTGTTTCTTCAATACATATAAAAACAAGAAGGATGCTCCGGCATTAATACTAAAAACTAGCGGTGCAACATATTCAGTAACAGATCGAATAGAAATAGAAGGTCGTATCAATCAAGTTCGCGATTTATTTCCAAATGCAAAGCTTCCTAGCATATATCTATTACATGGTGATTTAACAAATGCAGAAATGAATGCATTATACAATCATCCTAAAGTAAAAGCAATGATATCATTTACGAAAGCAGAAGGATTTGGACGTCCATTACTTGAATTTGCAACAACAGGTAAACCAATCATTGCTCCACATTACTCTGGACCTGTAGACTTTTTAAAGAAAGATTTCATATGTGCATTGCCAGGAGGTGTAACTCCGATTCATCAAACAGCACAAAATGAATTTTTAATTGCTGAAGCAAAATGGTTTACTGTAGATTATGTATTTGCAGGTAAAATGATGCAAGAAGTATTGAAAAATTATAAAACTTGGAAAGATTTGGCAACGCGTCAAAGATACTTTGTGAACACTAATTTTACAGAAACAGCAGTCGCAAACCGGTATGATGAAGTATTACAAATTATTGATGATGGCGTAAATAAAATTCCAAAAGCAGTTGAACTGAAATTACCACAATTGAAAAAAATTGAATTACCTAAGCTTCAAAAGGTTTGATACTAATTTAAAATTTAATATAATATATTATGACAATAACATATGCCATTACTGTTTGTAGTGAATTTATTGAAATTCAACGATTAATTGTTTTCTTGTTAAAACATAAACGCATACAAGATAACATTGTAGTTTTATTTGATAGTAAAAATGGAGATTTAGAAGTTGAAAATTTTTTACGAATTCATTCTATAAATGAAGAATTTGCTTGGCATAAAGCAGAATTTAAAGGACATTTTGCAGATTGGAAAAATCAATTAACTTCATTATGTACTGGAGATTACATTTTTCAAATCGATGCCGATGAAATGGTTACAGAATACATATGCCAAGTACTTCCACAAATATTAGAAGCAAATCAAGTAGATGTCATTCGCGTACCTAGAATAAATACAGTCAAAGGACTTACAGAACAACATGTTCAGCGTTGGGGATGGCAAGTTAATGATAAAGGACATGTAAATTTTCCGGATTATCAATGGCGTATTTATCGTAAAGCAGATCACATTAAATGGGAAAACAAAGTACATGAAGTTTTAACCGGATATGAAACAATATCACATTTACCTTTAGATACAGAGTTTTGCTTAATACATGAAAAAACAATAGAGCGTCAAGAACGCCAAAATGAATATTACAATACATTATGATATCAACTATTAATTTCAAAGGGATAAAGTATCCTGAATTTCAATCAAAAGGATACGCTGCACAATTTGCAATACCGTATGCAAAACATGTTTGCACTGGTACTGGTGTTGATATTGGATGTAATAAACCTGAATGGGCATTTCCTGGTGCATTATGCGTAGATCCAGCAATTAATGAATATGATGCATTAAACTTTCCAGGTGAAAATTTAGATTACATATTTAGTTCACACTGTTTAGAACATTTAACAGATTGGGTAACCGTATTGGATTATTGGACATCGAAGCTTCGAATAAATGGTGTTTTATTTCTTTATTTGCCAGATTATTCGCAAACATATTGGAGACCATGGAATAATAGAAAACATGTTAACATATTTACTCCACAAATCATTGAAGATTATTTGCTAGATACAGGATATACGAACGTATTCAAATCTGGAGTTGATTTAAACAACGCATTTATGATAATGGGACAAAAACAATGAAATATATAATCAATCAATTTCAAGGCCTAGGAGATATTTTATTTTGCGAGCCGATTGCCAACTATTATTACAATAATGGAGAAAATGAAATCATATGGCCAATTCTTAAAGAATTTTTATGGTTGCAAGAATACTTTCCATATATCAAATTTGTAAATTGGGCAGAATATCAATTTCCATATGAAAGTACTTTTTATGGTCAAGTATCAGCTGATGAATTTCATTTACCTTTAAGATTTGCTAATCCAATTGTTAGAAATTTACATCCGCATGATTATTCAGATCAATTACATACCATGTTAGATAAATATCGAATGGTAAACTTACCAACAGATTTGTGGAAAACGATGACATGGTCTAGAAGTATAGATCGAGAAGATAGTTTATATAACATGTTGGTACAAAATACGAAATATATTTTAGTAAATAATTCATGGAGCGATGGCATATTAAATATTCAAATAACAAACCCGGAAAATTTACAAATAATAAATATGGATAAAATTCCAGGATACACCATGTTAGATTGGGCTAAAATAATAGAGAATGCTAACCAAATTTATACCGTGTCTACTTCAAATTTATTTTTAATTGAAACACTGCCAATTAAAGCATCAGATGTTTTCATCTATCCTAGATTACCTAGAGAAAATAATTTTGATGGAATCTTGGAATTTGTAAATAAAAATTTTAAATTAATAATATGAAAAAAAGAATTTTAGTTACAGGTAGTGAAGGAAATGTTGGTTCTGAGTTAGTTCCATATTTGGAATCATTAGGTCATCAAGTACTTTGTTTAGATGTCGTACAAAAATATCGACCGAATTATATTTTATGCGACATCATGAATTTAGCTGATGCCGAAACTGAAATTTCAAATTTTAAACCCGAAGTTGTATTTCATTTAGCAGCAATGGTAAGTCGTATTACTTGCGAAAAATCATTATCCATGGCAGTTAGTATTAATATGACAGGAACATGTAATATTATTCAGTTATGTAAACGATATGATGCTAAGTTAATTAATTTTTCAACATCAGAGGTATATGGTAATCAAAATGTATTGTTAGAAGAAGATATTACACCTACACCAAATAATATTTATGGTATTACAAAATTATGGGCAGAAGAATTAGTAGCATACGAAGGCAAACATTCTGGATTGAAATATATCAATGTCCGGCCATTTATGATGTACTCAGAACATGAAAACATGGGAGAAAATCGTTCAGCAATGATTCGATTCGCAGAAGCAGTTGTTACTAATACACCATTTGAAGTACATAAAGGAGCACAACGATCGTGGTTACATATGTCAGATGCCGTTGTAATGTATGAACGTATGATACATCTAGATGGCAATCATTTAATAAATGTAGGAAATTCTGATTTTATTGATATTGAAGATATGGCACGATTTATGTGTGATTATGTTGGACAAGATCATTCATTAATTCAACTCAAAGAATTGCCAAATAAAATGACTCTAACCAAAGTTGCTAGTTTTAATAAATTAAAACAGTTAACTAATTATACTCCACAAGTTGATCAACGTATTGGAATGGGATTAGTAATCGATCGAGTAAAGGACGTATTAAAAGTATGAAAGTTTCTGTTTGTTTAACGTATTATAATAGAAAACAATTATTAATTAATACACTCGAATCCATAAAACAATCTAGATTGCTCGAACACACTGAAGTTATAATAGTTGATGATGCATCTAATGATGACCACCGAATTGAATCAGTAATTAAATCATACTCAAATGATATCAATATATTATTTTATAGATTCGAACCGGCAGAGAAAACATGGTCATTACAAATACCAGTACATAACAAATCAATTGCTATGGCAACTGGAGATGTTATAATTCAACAAGGGGCTGAATGTTATAATGTTTGCGATGTAATAGCACACGCATATCATGAAATACAACCTAATGATTATTTAGTATATGGATGTTATGCATTAACGGAATCTGATACTAATCGTTTAACATTAGCAATTCAGTCATCTACTAAATTTGAAACTGAAATTAATAATGAATGTAATTGGAATACAATGTACACTAAAGGAGGGTGGTATCAACATTCAGTTTATCGTCCCGCAAATTTGAATTTTTGTACTGCAATACGTCGAGAAGATTTAATGCATTTAGGTGGATTTGATGAAAGATTTTCTAATGGCGTTGGCGGCGGTGATATGGAATTTTTATTACGAATTCAACGTAAACAAATGAATATTAAGCCAATCGATGATATTTTTGTATATCATCAATATCATGAACCGACACAATATCCATCATATGACCCTAATCATTCATTATATTATGATACAGTTATACATGAAGATATTATACACGTAAAAAATTCTTATATATGAAAATACACGCATACGTAATTTGTAAAAATGAGGAATTAATTATGCCTCATTTGTTAAACTATTATTCAAAATTTTGTCAAAAAATTACATTTTATGATAATGAATCTACAGATAATACAATTAATATCATCAATGAATTTAAAGGTTGTGAAACTGATATTATAGTATATTCAACAAATGGAGAAATACGAGATGATATCTATGTTGAAATAAAAAATTCATGTTGGAAAAACAATGATGTAGATTTTGTTATTATAATTGACTCTGATGAATTTTTATATCACGACAATTTATTAGATTTTTTAACTAATAATAAATTTGATGTATATTATCCGACAGGTTATAACATGATATCAAATTACTTTCCAGATGATTATACGAAGTTAATAACAGAACAAGTTACATTAGGAGAATATTGTAAAAATTATTCTAAAAGTGTGATATTCAATCCAAAAACAATTAAAGATATCAATTATGGTATTGGGGCACATGAATCAAATCCAATTGGGTATTCAGATATACAAATATATAATGGAGATGATTTAAAATTATTACATTACAAAAATTTAGGATTTGAGTACCGTTATAATAAAAATTCAACATATGGTAAAACATTAAGTAACTATAATTTATCAAACCAATTCGGATGGCATTATAATATGACCGAAGATGAACAATATTCAGAATATTCTAATTTATATCAAAATAAAAAACAAGTTATATCTAGTATCCCAGATGTTTCATTTGTAATAACAACTTGTAATCGTTTAGATCTATTAGAACAAACATTAACTAGTTTTTTCGATATATGTAAATTTCCATTTGCTGAATATGTTATGTCCGATGATTCCGGAGATGAATCTGTTTATTTGCAACTAGTAGAAAAATATGGAGAAAAATTTAAAATTATTAAAAATAGTCCTAAATTAGGATTATCTAAAACAATTGATCGACTATGGAAAGAAGTTTCGTCTGAATATATATTTCATTGCGAAGATGATTGGAAATTTGATTCAAATTCAACATTGATAGAAGATTCATTATCAATATTACAAGAACATTCTCATGTACATCAAGTACAAATACGTCATTTATATGATACGCCACATAAACCAGAAGACCAATTATATTCCACGTTAAATTTTGTAAATTTTAGAAAGATTACATATTGGCGCGATGCATGGTCTGGGTATAGCTGGAATCCTGGATTACGTAGAAAATCAGATTATCAAAATATGTTTCCAAATGGCGTACAAGAATTTGGAGATGAAATTGATTGTTCAAAACATTCAATGAAGTTTAATTATTTAGCAGTTTTATTAGAAAATACGGCATGTTTCCATATTGGATATGATCGCCATACAGAAAATTTTATCATATGAAAAATGCAATAGTATTACATTTATATTATCAAGATCTCTGGCCAGAATTCAAAGAAAAAATTCTACCTATCTTATCTGATTCAACACATTTATATGTTTCAATTAATGAAGAAACTGAGTATACTGATGACATTAAACAATATGCAACTGAAGTTTTTTTAGTAGAAAATCGCGGAATGGACTTTGGACCATTTGTTTTTGTTTATAATAAATTACGTTCATTAAACTACAAATACATTGTAAAACTACATGGTAAAAAATCATTACATACTCCTGGAATCGGTGACTATTGGAGAAATTCATTAGTAAATTCATTAATCGCTTCGGCTGAACATTTTTTGAAAATTATTGATTTTATGGAAACAGATCCGGAAATTTTTATGGCATCTAGTTCAGAATTTTATCATGATATTTATCGAGAATCACTAAATCATCCGAATCGTCTAGCAGCATTGCCATTTATTAATAAAGTAAGAAATTTTGTAAATTCTGGAGACCATGGAAGTTTTTTTGCAGGATCGATGTTTATTGTTACTACAAATTATTTGGAAAAATTATTTGCAAATGTTGATTTAGATGAGTTATATAAACAATTTGAATTAGGATATTCAATGGATTCATTTGCACATGGAATGGAACGGGTTATTGGATATGGAGTTACTACAAATAACGGAAAATACTTAACAATATGAAAATAATCTATAGAATATCAGATGCTGGTTATAATAAAATTAAACCAGATTACATTAACAACGAAACTTGTCTTAAAAACTTTTGCAATGTATTTTTTAATTATATACATGATATACTAATCATTGCAGATAATTGCAGTGTTTCTACGATTGATATGATTAATAAATACATCGATCCAATTAATATCATTAAAGTATCAGTTGGACATGGCGCTGGCACTTTTAATTTAGCATTAGATAATGCATTAACATATGATGATGATGAAATTGTTTATTTTGTAGAAAATGATTATTTACATAAACCATATGCTGATAGAATTATACAAGAAGGATTTGATTTAGGTGCATCATTTGTATCGTTATATGATCATCCAGACAAATATTTAGATCCTAGTCTAGGCGGAAATCCATATTGCGAAGGCGGTGCTGAAGATACAAGAGTCTATCTATCTAAATCATCTCATTGGAAAATTACCAATTCAACTACCATGACATTTGCTAGCAAAGTATCAACACTTAAACGAGTTGAATCAACGTTACGAAAACATACCGTAGGAACACATCCTAATGATTTTCCTATGTTTTTAGAACTTCGAGAACAAAATGAATTGTTAATAACATCTATTCCTGGATATTCAACCCATGGAGAAACAGCTTGGTTAGCGCCATTAACGGATTGGAGTAAAATATGATATCAGTAATAATACCAACTTATAAAAGTCCCGCAACGTTAGATTTATGTTTACGTTCTGCAATTACAGGACAACAAAATAAAAATCAAATAATAGTTGTTGTCGATGGCTTCTATGACTTGAATAAAGATGTCTTAGAAACATGGAAAGATTCAATTGATATCTTGAACTTAGAATCTAATTTAGGTCTTTCCCGCGCCACGAATTTAGGAGTATACAATGCTAAACATGATAAGATACTAATAGTCAATGATGATAATGTATTTCCTAGATTCTGGGATACAACGTTGGAAGATGATTGGGAAGACGGTGCTGTTATAACACCTAATCAAGTTGAGCCACATCCTTCGATATTCAAACAATTCATTATAGAAGATCTAGGAACAACACCAGAAACATTTGATTTAGAAAAATTTTGGTTGTTTGATTATCATTATGCATCTGGCGATAAAAAAGACGAATCTGGTTCGACATTACCTATATTCATGAATAAGTATGATTATTTACGAATAGGTGGTTGGGATGAAAATTATGAAATGGGTATGGTAGCAGATTGGGATTTCTTTTTAAAATGTTCTATTTCGGGTTTAAAAATGATTAGGACATGGAATTGCCATTTTTATCATTTTGCATCCGTTTCGACAAATGGCGAACGTCGACAACAAGCAGAACAAAATGGACATGAATATGCCCGATATAAATGGAATAGTTATATTTATTCACATCCTGAGACGAATTGTAAGTTTATAGTTTAAAAATTTTATTAAACTAAACTAACAACATATTTATACTAAAATTAAATAGTTATTAAGTTCAACTAGTTATGTCATTTATAAGGAGAAAAAATGACAAACAAAAAAAACTTTATTAAAAGTATGTTATCTGACGAATCAGGTAATGTTTCATCAAAGAGATTCATAGGAATAGTAGCTGGATTATCTTTATGTATAACAATGTATGTTAATAGTTATTCACATGGAGATATTAAACCATCTGATACGTTAGTTAACGCAGTTTCAATGTTATCATTTGGATGTTTAGGATTGGCTTCTGTTGACAAAATTTTTGGTAAAAAATCAAATAACGATAAAACAGAAAACTTGTAAAATGAGTTTAAAGAGTTTACAAGAAAAGATCGGAGTAACTGCAGATGGTGCTTTTGGTCCAGGAACAATGAAAGCAGCCATGGCTTTCTATAAACTAACTCCAGTTCGTGCTACACATTTCTTTGCACAAACAGCTCATGAAACGGGAGAATACAAATTATTTAGTGAGAATCTAAATTACTCTGCAAAAGGTTTGCAAGGTACATTTGGTAAGTACTTTCCAGGTACGTTAGAAGAATCTTATGCTCGTAATCCAGAAAAGATTGCTAACCGAGTATATGCCGATCGAATGGGCAATGGTAATGAAGCGTCAGGAGATGGATGGAAGTATCGCGGAAGAGGCGCTCTTCAGTTGACTGGTAAAGCTAATTACGAAGCATTTGCTAAATACTTAGGTAAACCAGAAGTAATGACTAATCCGGATTTAGTTGCAACTACTTACGCATTCGAATCTGCAATGTACTTCTTTGAAAAGAATAAGCTTTGGGCTATTTGTGATAAAGGAGTTGATGCAGCTACAATCACAGCATTGACTAAAAGAATCAACGGCGGGACAAATGGATTGGATCATAGAATAGCATTAACATCTAAATACTATAATTATGTAAAATAATGAAAAATCTATCAAAAGAAGAATTACTTAGTAGATTAGAGGCAATTAATAGAAGTAATGCTATTATTTACTTTGATCTTAGTGGAGTTATATTAGGAGTTAATGACATCTTCTTGGAAGCAATGGGCTATGGTAAAGGTAACCATAACGATATAATTGGTAAAAAGCATAGCATTTTTGTATGTGAAGATTATGCAAGGTCACTCGAGTATGAAAAGTTTTGGGATATCTTAAGGAGCGGTAAGTATTATACTGGTGAGTTCGAAAGAAGAAGAAAAGATGGAAGTCTTATCAATCTTCAAGCAACTTATAATCCTATCTTTGATGAAGATAATAAAATTACCAAGATAATGAAGATTGCTACTGACGTTAGTGCAATTGTTAATAGTAAGAAACAAATAGATGCAATTAACAGAAGCACTGCTTTGATTAGTTTTAACATTGATGGGTTTATAACAGATGTGAATTCTATATTCTTAGAAACCATGGGTTATAAATTCAATGAAAAAGACAAAGTCGTTGGTAAACATCATAGTGTTTTTGTTAGCTATGAGTATTCAAAGTCTGATGAGTATGTTAAGTTTTGGGAAAGCTTAAGAAAAGGTAAGTACTTTGATGGAATCTTTGAAAGAAAAAAGGTAGATGGTTCTACTGTTTATCTTCAAGCATCTTACAATCCTGTATTTGACAGCAAAGGAAATATTACTGATGTAGTAAAAATTGCTACTGATGTTACTGAGTCTGTAGTCAATAAAGAAAAAATAGATAAGCTTACAAAGAGTTTGCAAGTGGAATTAGAAAACTCTGAAAAACTCAAAAATGCAGTAGAGATAGAAAAGAATGCAGCTTTGAATGATTTGGATATAGTAATGAAAAAGAGTCAGGGTGAGTTGATAAAGATTATTGTTAAGGTTGCTTTGGCTGTTATAGTTGGAGTAGGAGTCGTAACAACGGTACTATTCTGGGCGGCGATTATAACAAATCAAGATACTCAAATTATTGGTTCAACATGGAGTAACATGTTTAGTGTATTATTAACAAATGCCTTTTCAATAGTCGGCACAATCATGGGTATCAAGTATGCTACTCAAGACGGCAGTAAAAAATAAAATAATTATATTTATTAAATATAAGGAATCATTTATGAAACTAAGCGAACATTTATCATTAGCAGAAGTAACACGTAGTGAAACTGCAAAAAGAAAAGGCATCTCAAATTTACCAACAGATGCTCATATTGCAAATTTCAAACTATTAGCAGAAAAGATTTTTGAACCAATTAGAAATAATTTTGGTAAACCTATTCATATATCTTCAGGGTATAGATCTGTAGCTTTGAATAAAGCTGTTGGCGGCTCATTGTCTTCACAACATTGCTCGGGCGAAGCAATTGATATTGATATGGATGGCCACGCCGGCGGAATTACCAACAAAATGGTGTTTGATTATATCAAAGACAACTTAGAGTTTGATCAATTGATTTGGGAATTTGGTACAGACAACAATCCTGATTGGGTTCACGTTTCATATGAATCAACAGGCAAACAACGCAAACAAATTTTAAAGGCAGTTAAAAAAGCCGGCGGAACATCTTACGTAGCTTATAAATAAATTTAAAATTACGACAATCATGAAAACATTTCTATTAGTAAGTAGTACGGCAACATTATCATTTATTTGTACGTATTTTTTAAATTTAACAATGCACAATGCAGATCAATATTTGGCTCTAGTTGCAGTAGTAATGTTAGATGGATTTTTCGGAGTAATTGCCGGAATAAAACGAGAAGGATTTCAAACACGTAAAGCTCTAAAAGTTTTACAAACATTGGTAGTGTGGATTATTTTCTTATCAACGTTGCTAATAGTAGAACAAGGATATCCGGGAACAACATGGTTAAGTGAAACAATTTTATTTCCATTCTTATTCTTCCAAATCATTAGTGCATTAAAAAATGCATCTATGGCAGGATTTATTGAAGCACGATTATTAACAAGCATATTAGATAAAATAGATCTTCATAAAGGAGATCGTAAAAAGGATTAACAATGAGTTTAGATGTTACAAAAATCAAACAAGTTCCTTTGAAAGAAACACAGTATTTCAAAGAAGAAATCAAAAAAACACAAATCGTATTGCATCACACAGCTGGTAATTCATCTGGTGTAGGCACAATTAAAATGTGGGATACGGATGATAGAGGACGTATTGCAACTTGCGTAACTATATCAGGTAAAGGTTTATCTCGAGATACATATGATGGAGAAATTTGCCAAGCATTTTCATCTCGCTTTTGGGCATATCATTTAGGTATCAAAGGAGATGTATTTCGTGCAAATGGTCTTCCTGTTAAAAGCTTAGATAAAACATCAATTGGCATTGAAATTTGCAGTTGGGGGCCATTAGAGAAAAACGGTGATAAGTTTTATAACTATGTTGATAGAGAAGTTCCCGCAGATCAAGTTACTGAATTAGAAACTCCATATAAAGGATATAAGTATTATCATCGATACACTGATGCACAAATTGAATCTACTAAGAATCTTTTATTGTATTGGCGCGATACTTACGGAATTAATTTGACATACAACGAAAAAGATATGTGGTCAGTTTCTAAACGAGCACTTAGCGGCGATAATGGTGTATATACTCACAATTCTTATCGTAAAGATAAAACAGATATTCATCCATGCCCTAGAATGATTGCAATGTTAAAATCTTTGTAATTAT